CATCCCAGGTAGTAAACATGCTAAATACAGCATAAACTATTCTAATTGTTTGGGAACATAACATATATCTTCAGATCTCATAATCATTTCTGCGGATCTCCACGGATTGTCCTCTTGTACAGGCATCCCATATTTCCTAAACTCTTGCAACTCTTTGTACTGCTCGTAGGTAGCATTGCAAAAATCGTTTAGAAACATGTAACAGGCGTATCCTTCATCGTACAGCATATCCCCACGCCACGACGAGTACAGTTCACACGTCGACGTTACACATTGTTTCACGCCTATTTTTCTTACCAGTTCCATATATTCCCTGATTGATAATTGGTACGCCTCAAATAAGTCTTGATTAGGTAAATTCTTAGAGGCAACTTTCCAGGTCTTCATCAGCAAGTTAAGCGACATGAACCCTTTATTGTAAAGCATGCCGCAAAAGTCGACACATTGATTGAAGCAAAACGAGAAATCAAAGTTAGACCAGCGTATAATTTTGTCCATTCTATTAGCATTAATATGCAGTCCACCTTGTTTCTTGTTGAAATCATCGCCACATCCGTTCCACACCACAGGACCTATCCCATCTAGAACATAATTCCCCAACACTTCTTGGGCTATCTCTGTATACGCTTTCGTAAGCAGCCATCCAGATGGATTCTGTTCAGCTTTGGTAAAAGACAGATAGGTAGATCGTGCAGGTACGTTGTTGGCAGCGGTAAACAACTCGTCTATGAGTTCCTTATTGAACCCGAGTTTCTCCCAGTACAACTTATTAAGATACGTGATACATGGTGTACCGCCTGAATCACACTTTGCAATATCGGAGTTGGCTTCGTCATGTATAAATCGAAATTTATCGGCGGATGCAGCTACTTCGGTCACAAATTCCTCTACTGATTGTCCGTGCATTAGTACACCGTAGACATAGTCGTCCTTCCTTATGGACATAAGCCTAACCGCTTGCATTAGTCTGGTTACCATCTGGTACTTTGCGTTAAGTCCTAGCGTACTACACATGATGCCCTGGGCAACCCCCGCTGGGTTGTAACCTTTAGTCATATTAGCAATTTTGTCACATTGTTTTAAAGCAACACGCATCCCAAGCCAATCTTCTCTGTGATTCCAGCCTTCCCCATAGTACCTCTTATCATACTTCCTATCCCTGGCATCACACAACATGCCATCGACTATTTCATCTATCAGTTGTTCGGTTATATCTATACGTTCTCTTCTATGATAAATATTGAAATGAAACACCAGCATGTCGTTGATTTCTACAAGGATTTCGGGCGTCAGCGGTTTAGGAGGAACACCTTTTAAATTATACCGCTTTGCCGATACTCGCAACAACTCAGTAGGGTTATTGTTGGAAAAGACGTTACCATACACATTTGTAAGCGATAGTCTTGTGGTATCTGTATTTACAAAATGGCCTCTCGTATTTATTCTTACATCATTAACACTAACTGATACCCGCGCATTTTTAAAGGCGTAATCCACTTGAGTGTTATTGTAAGCATTGAATGGCGACATGGTGTGCTGAGCCAGGTCAGGCACTAACGTTTTGTACATCTCCAATAGTCCGGGACTTTTGGAATACTCGGGCTCTGGTTCCACTATCTCCATGATCTTATGAGGATTATACCGCTCAAAACCACTCCCCAAGGTTTCAGTCAACACATCTTTATAAGGACTCCATGGTAATTGAAACGTCCTTTTGAATTGCGATCTCGTAAATTTTTCCTGTATGGCTCCGTATATCTTCTGGTACCTACCAAACACTTTAACTCGTTTGGGAGTCTCATGTTCAAACGCGTAGAACCATAAACAGCTTTCGTCATCGCACCCTTGATCGCAAAACCTAATCAAGTACACATGATTACCCATTAGTACTGGGGCAAGTGCGTTCTCTTGGGCTTCTCCATAAACATCTATGCTAACTCCATCGTCATCCTTAGCGCGATGATTCGCCCACGTTCCTTTCCCGGCAATATTAAAGAAGTTATTGGTCTCAGGTATCTTCAACGCCTTGCACACCGGCTTATAACAATCTATTGGTACATTGATCACCGTGTGCGCATGCATACTTGTGTCTTCCTCTTCGTCATCTTCCTCGTCTTCCTCAGATTCTTCATCGGCCCATCTGTTTATTATGGGCTTCGGTAACGTAGACAAATCCACAGCCTTCAACACCGGGGCAGGGGGGACGACTTTAGCTCGAGGCATCTCGAAGTACTTCATCATGTTCTTTTCCTCGCAGTCGAACATAAGTGGCTTATTAAACTTAGCATTTGTCACGTAATCAACTTGTTCTTGAAACTCATCAGGAACCCAACCATACTTATTCGATGAATCTCGGTACAGAAAGTAAGCTCGCATTCCTTGTATGCTCGTGAATTCTGACGGCACATGTGCTGTGTTCACCCCAGGCAACGCTGGAGCTGGTCGCATGACGCTACGAATGTCGTCGTGGTCACCCAGACCTAGAATCATATCGGCTCTCGACTTTCCCATACCCGACTTCGCAAATATAATACAATCCCCAAGTCCTTTGGCAAACTCTCTAGGGTCCTTTGGTTGAATAACGACATCTCTTACATATGGAGTTACTATGGGACTCGTGTTCGCAACAGCGTGATTCTCGGTAAGTACCCCTGATGATACAGATATAGTCCGTAGCTCAATAGCTAGAGGTTTCATCATAATCGATGGACTATACAATTCTGTACATACAGGAGTAGCTTTTACCGCAAATGGCAACTCCACAGTCGCCATAGAAGTTCCTGGCGAACTATGGTGTAATTCTACACCCACAGGTTGGGAAACCAATGCAGTAGACGGCAATATAACCTGTGACAAATCTATAGTAACAATGTCAGCTGAGATATCAATAGTACAAACAGGAATAACATCTACAGTACACTCCAGAATGGTGGATAACGTCTGAGAAACGGGCGCAACCACTGGAGAAGTATGTGTCTCGGTAGCACAAACTATACTAGGTAACGAATGGGAAAAGGGCAGATCAGGAATTAAGTCGGGCATTCGATGTACCACATCTATATATGATGTACTAGAGTTACAAATTAAAATATACGCATCACGATCTCTAGGCAGTTTAGGTGTAGTAATATATGCAGTACAAAGATCCCTATACTGTGCAAGCCACTGAAGCCTACGAGCCTTAGTATAATGCAAATAGAATTCATCTCGAAGAAAAGAGTACAAAGCATACTCTAAAGCCGTCCCTGCACCAACATATCCAATAGATGTCCAATTAGATTTTGGAACTAGTTTAGCCATTCTAAGTTGAGTCTCCTCTACAACGAAGGTGCTAGGGTTCAACAAGGGATCATTCTTATTTTGTATTGGACCATATTTCCAGATCTGTTCTCGTATTTTACACCTATCACATCTACCCTTACACAATTCATTATTATTGATATTAGTTCCATGCCGCTCCACACACCGAGGTATATAATAGCTGGCACCTATATCAGATGTCGCAGGTTGTGCGGGTGCTTTAGGTATACTCAACGGTCGGATAGACACCACAGCAGGTAACACAGCTGTTTTAACAGCCACCACGTCCCTCTCTCGGAACATATCGGTCAAATCTGGCATACAATCACAACTCATATGCCCACACAACCTACACAGTGCATCTGAAGGACACTTGAATGGTTTACATATGTGATAGTGTCCCATTCCCGCCTGCTGAACAAGGTGAAGATACACCTGCTTGGCACCATAACCTATTTTCCTATATGGTTCCAGTTTAGAATCTTGCGCAACATTAATAACACAGTCATACTTCAAAGATAAGGGATACATGTCATCAGAAGACAAATGAGTGTAGAGCTTTATGTTCAGTAATCTATAGTCATCCATAATCATCTTCCCGTGTGGTTCAGGCAACCCCAGAGAACCGTACAACGCTCGCAACCCACAGCAACCATCACCCCTAGTGTCTATACATTGCCTCGTGCACTTAATTCTATCCTTTACACTACGCTCTGAGTTCAAGTCCCTCTCTGTTGAGTTTGCCACAGTAATGATCGCTTGGGCAGAAGGAGGTACTTTGGGCATAGGTGGAGCACTAGGCAAAGCATTTTTAGGAACCACCACAGTAGGTTTAGTATCGTTCTGTCCCACAACAATTATAGTGCCATCGTAGGATCCTACAACCACAGCATGCGTTCTGTGTTCATTAACCCATTTACCACATACACACACCAAGCCTAGTCCACACACCGCGCTTGCCTTGACAACACCCGCTCCAAGTTTTACTTTGGTTGACACAGTATCATGTATATATTTTCCCAAATGCACCCCGACTACTCTTGTAGAACATATAGTGTGGTTGGTATAAGAGCCTCTATTGTATCTCACTTGCCCATGCTCAAAAACACTCACCTTATCGCATTTAGCACAGCACCTCTCTTTCGGTCTAAATAGCTGTCTATGTACATAGTGCGCTAATGCTGATTTATACATATCCTGCCATATATAAGCGGTCATTTTTACATCCGGGGTTATCGTACAGCGCATCTCTACGCCCTTTTCCTTTAGTCCCTCCAAGTATGTAAAAGTAACACCACTAAGACTAAACCCTTTAGATTGTACTGCTGTATGCGCATCAAACCCATACTTTGCAGCATAAGTTAGTGCTGTGGTCATCTGTACGGACCGGACATTAACTGTATCCGAGTACTCGCCATATATGGGCGTAAATTTTATGAGTGAACCAGGAGTACGATGAACACACGCAAACATAACAGCAAAATCAAAAAGTTTAATCACATCGGGAGTGAAGGTCTGGAAATTCCTTGCCGCATCACCACTAGTAGACCTAATGTCACATATATACACGTACGTAAGTTTTTCCTTAGTAAGATAGGCCTGCAAGTCCAGCGTTCTAGCAGCATCCGCCCTCGCCTTCCAATGAATACGTGCTTTCCCTCCTATTGCCTTGAATATTGCGTCTCCTTCAGCTCCGACAACCGTCCACACATTAGATGTGCACTCCCCGGGATCCATAATAATAATCTTTTTAAAACCCGGTAAGTTAACGAGTCTAGACCCAGGGCAGCCTCCAATGTAAATCAGTACATCTTTACCACTATCAAACACAGCTTTTTCACATTCAAATTTTAGGTACTCGCTTTTTCCCACGGATTGCATAATCTTACCATGATACGGCGTTTTCCTTTTATCGGTATGTCTATATTCATTACACTCCCACGACGTCTTCGCTATAATATCCATTTCAGCGACGTCCTTTATAGTCAAGTTAACACCTCGGGGATCCTCCAGCTTATCTTGGTCTTTTTGTGTGGGTGCAGTCCCAGCATTGCTAGTAAAAGCCAACGACATATCTCCAATAAATGAGCCTGTTTCAATTGATAAACCCCATTTTGCCAGGACACCAACCACCCACGGCAAGGTAGGATCTACGTGTATATAATGCATCACCTTAGCTCTTGTCATAGAGACAATATTATGCGCACCATCAGGCGCCAACCACATCTGTTTACTTTCTTCATCCATGTGCGACACAGCATAGTCGGCCTCCGAGCCTACGGCTTCTTGTGTAGTAGTACACCCCAACCTATCAGCCATTTCTCTAACATGATGCATTTCGAGATATTTCTTAGTCCTATACAAATGCTTAGAGGAACCCTTTATTATGGTAACAGAAAGCGCCGTTTTATCTTTACGAGGATCAGCTAGTAGCATGTGATAAAACTCAGGATGAGCAGTTTTTACAGACGCAACAGTATCAGGCATATTTCTAAAATCAACACAAAAGGTATGCGTGGACATAGTTTCTGATGGGAACTCTCCGTCAGACCATACATTAAACCCTAACTTGGGCTCAATAGCCGGTTGATGTATATCCCCCACTAAAAATATATCTGTTGGTAAATTATTAATAACAACAGCCTTAACTACCCTGGCATCCATGCATTGTATCTCGTCAAAAAATATATATCTATATCCACGGGCTTTCATAGCAACATCCGGAGTCATAACATGGTATTTATCATTATTATTGGTGAAAGCTTCATAAGCCTCCAACAACTTATGTACAGCAACAACCACCATGCACCTATTTGCTCCATCTACATTCGTACACTTTTCTATTGCCTTTCGAATAAACCACGACTTGCCGCAGCCCGCAGGTCCTTGCACTCTCCATGCGTTGGTTATCACTTCACCACCAACAATGGGTACATTATCTAACGCTTTAGCTCCCACCACCTGCAGTCCTCCGGCTTCTACAGTCTTCATATGGCTATACTTGGTTCTAAGAGCGTCTGCATCACCATCTGAAAGTACCACTCGTAATTTAGGGTCACGATGTTGACACCACACCACTTGTGCGCCAAATTCCCAGTATGTACAAAAGGGGCACGATTCAGTAACTTGTGGTAATGATTGCCATAATGGTTCTATGTTAGAGTAGTATTGAACCACACCCGTCTGGGGAACTTGTAACCTCCTAGAAAGTACTATAGAACCTCTCGCAGCTCTATTAGTGAACGCAGCCACGAATGATGAAAAGGGGCCTAACCCATTAGAATAATCACTTATTTTCCGCAACCATTTAAGGAACATGTTATCATACACCTTATTTGCTGGATCATCATGCATCACCACTGCCTCTAAACCTCGCCTTTCCCTCTCCCATAGATACATAGACAAGCTAATCGAAGTCATATATTTCTTCTTTAGTTTATGTGCAAGTCCTAAGTAACATTGCATAGCTTTGAACCCACCCATACACCGTTTGTACAAGGCACTAACATGGACCACATTAAGATCTCTATCGGATATGGTGGCCAAAGTCTGTGCGACTTCATCCCATTCTGCTTGAAGCACATCTATCCTATTAATATTGCTATAATTGATATTCTTGTTGTTGGTACTATACGCCGAATAGAAATCAGCCACAGAGTAAACTTCCATCTCTTCTGGTCCAGTCAGAACTCTAGTACATAATTTATCTAGTTGGGTACTAGGATACCCGGAAAACCACGTGAAACAGCCTGCCGAATGCAATTCTACAACAACGCTATACTTAGATGTCCGCGAGTTAAGTACCGGTGACTCTAAAAACTTAGTGTATCCTTCCAGAGGCTGGCAGTAACCATTCTGCCCATCATGAGGAGTGAATGTAACATACTCCTTGCAGTTCCTCCACAACCGTTGAAGGACATAATGTGGAGAATTGTACCATGAAAAAGCCTTAAGCAATTCGTAAGGCAGCACCATATACCCCGAAAAACTACTACATTGACTATCCTTTAATATTTTTAGAAATTCTTCCTTTGTAAACTCATAAGCATTGTCCGCAAAAACTATGTGTGTAGTAGTAAACCCGGCCCCACCTGCAATCACTCTATCCGGGTTGTATCCATACACCTGTAGGTACTTCTTAGCCATTTGAGAGTGAGAACCAGTAAAGGTTTCTACACGAACCAGTTTTTCGCATATTTTTCCGGCCAGGTGTTTAATCGAACGATCTCGATCTCGGTCATCATTGTCCCAGACGTAAAATTTTACATTTCTGTTGTCCTTGTGCTGAACAATATCTACGTAGGATGCACCATGTATAACTGTAGGAGCTGAAAAATTTTGTTTCCGGTCGTGATCTTGTTTTATCAACGACTTTCCAGCTACAAGAAATTTATGGCCATTCAATGACGTGTCCGTCTTATCACAATGAACATTAGTACCAAAATACTGGCTAAGCGTCTTAATATTGTCTGGCCCCAGATCTTGGTGGACCACCCTTCTAGCCTCAATCGCTTTATTATTGTTCACTACTGTGAGCGACTGAGCACCTACAGCTCCAAACTGTGAAACTGCAGCTGAATATGCCTGAGCAGGTTCCTCAGAGGTACCAAGCAAAGTCCTAGGGTCATGATTCCTGGATACTGACACCCCTTGTACCAAGGTAGGTACTTCGTAATGTCTCTCGGCTGCTGGAATATCATCATAATTAATTCCTTTCTTTGGTTTCCCAGCTACAAGACACATAGCAGTAGCCACTATAGGTTTCGTCCCAATATCATGTATAGAATAACGATCACCTTTACACATATGGCCACACATAACACCATCGTCTATATACAGTTCAAAGTCGTAAATTTGTTTATATATACAGTCAGTACAATTGTGAGGTTTAGTTTGGTCGTCAATAGCCCAACACTCGCATTTCGTATAACAGCACGCGGTGTGTTGAGGACAGCCCCGCTCGCGTGGTTGTACGTACTTAGCCACCAATGTTCGAAGGTGGCCTAAACTTACGGCCTTTGGTAAACCTGCATCTTCGGCAAGTTCTACCATAGTCTCGTAATCATCGTCCGTTCCCGTGCTCATCGCCCACACATAACAATATCCATCTCGACCGATAGGTAAACTATCATCTACGTCCACGTACATTCTCTCATCTTGTCTACCATCCTTTAGTATGTCAAAGGTTGAATTGGGCATTTCTTCACTCTCTCCATAGGGACGTACACGTTGAAGCAGCTCAACTAGTACTCTCGCTAGCAACTTGTTAGTCATAACAGCAGCGTTACAACTTACGAAGAGTGAAAGATAACAACAGCGTGCGTTGCTATCCTCTTTCTCCTCACCACTCTGG